AATGCATAGCCTCGGAGATCGCTGCGAGGATCGGCTCGATGGTTCTGTTGTAGTAATTGAGCATGGTCTCTTCGTTGGCCGTCCCGTTCATGACGTCCGGGGTTAGGCCGAGCTCAGCGTATAGCTGGTCCTTGAGGTCTTTGATCTGCTCGAGAAGCTTGTTCTCAGCGGGACGGTTAAGCTGGGTGATCTTCTCCGTACCATCCGTATAAGCAATACCATACTTGCCTTCGGTGAGCTGAGATTCTACGTCCTTACGGCGTTGCTCCGCTTGCTGCTTTCTTAGACCAGATTTTACTACGTAAGGTAGCTGAATAATCAAATCCAACTTCCCTGAGCTTTGCGCCTCGTCGGTGGTGTCGAGAAGATTCAGCTTACGAATAAGCCTCTGCAAAGTCGAGTTCGTCTCGTTCATCACGGAATATAGAGGGTTCTCCACAATAGCGACGAACTTCTTTTCGAGAGTGATCTCTTCTTGGAGCATCTTCTTCTCGTTGTACACCCGAACCCGAACGTGATACGGGAGCCAACCAACGATCACGCCAACACGCATCGTCTTGATATCAAAGCCGCCCGTGATAAGCGGATTGAGATCGGTATCCACCGGGACAATCGCGATGCATCCTTCATTGAACAAGGATAACGCTATGTTCTGACGGAAATGACGAGCCCCTTGGTCCATATTGGCTTCGACTTTGAGGCAGTTGTTCAGACCGCTCTTGATGTCTTCCAAGTAACGATCTTCTTCATCTACCCGCACGTGGCGAATATCGATGGCGGCCACATCAATGCTCAACCTGGTGTAGATCGATGCAATGATGGATCTTTCGTTGTAAAAACGCATTCGAGGGCGATCAGTACCGCTATAGCTCATGGAACCAGCGTTATGGTACTGAAGACGGTTCTCCAGAGTTTGGTCAACGAATGCATTCCATGCATGCTTGATTCGACCGAGGATTGCCATGTCACCTCCTTCCTAATATCCGCAGGGACACGATTACTTCTTGACGGGATGCTTCTTCTGCCAGCTCTCGATTCGCTTCCGCTGCAGCGTCGCTCCGCCCAATACAGCGGCTGTACCGAGCGTTCCCGCGATCGGAGCCCCAACGTTGAGGAGAACCAAAACCGCTTTCTCGCCTCGAGTGATCCGAGCCGCTGTGGCACGATCGGGATCGTGCAGCAGATTCGTCTTCATCGTAGCAATGTTCTTCTTACGAGTGGCGCGCTTCTCCTTGTTGAACGTCCCCAGCTGACGGATCTGCTGACCCATGAGCTTCCGCTCTTGCTTGTTCACGCTCCGGCGAGCTTTACGGATCGTCTTACCCGAAGGGGCACTGCCGATTCCGGTCTTTGCCTTGACGACACCCCACCGCATGCCCTTGACGCCGAAATGTTCGAGGGAAAGCTCTTCGAGAGAAGGCTTCTCCTGGCCGGCAATCATCATGTGTAGCCTCCTACATCGTTGTTACTTGAACTTTCCTAGGGTCGGAACATCCCAGGGAGACCTTGCAGATATGCTCGGCCGGCTTGCTCTTCGACTCGATTGAGCCCTTGCCCGAGTGCTCGATCCAGCACCTCTTGGGTTTTTCGATCCGTGGACTTCGAGTGCCGAGGAATGTCACGAATAAACATCGTCATGGGAGGGCCAACAGTGCGATCATAGCCCTGATTGATAGCCCTCGAAACGACCTGGTCTGCTCGGCTCTCTGTCTTTCCCACGTTCTTGGAGCTCGTTGCTCTAGGACGAGCCGGAGCAGATTCTCCTGAAAACTTCTTCTTACGACTAACGCCCCAACGCATTCCCTTGATGCCGAAATGCGCAAAGTCGTTCTGGCCCTGAATGGTCATTCAAAAGCCTCCTTATGCAGCTTGTACGCAACGAAAGCATCCATGAGCGCGGCCACGTTGTCGATCTTCGCTTCCTGCCGCTTCTTGAGTAACTTACGGTTACCGTTGGTATCTTCTAGGGTGATCGCGTTCCCCATGGCGAAGGTCATCAGACTCTCGTCGAATAAGAGGAGACGCTTGCCGGCGAGGTGTTTCAACTCACCGAGGGGAACCGATTCGGTCTTTGCTCCCTGAATAACCTTGACGACTCCGTAAGGACCGTTCTCTGTTTCCCACCGCTGAACGAACTCTTTGGCATTGTACGGGTCGAAACCGAGAGTCCGAACATCGTAATGCTGTTCCTCAATATGTTGCTCGAGGTCGTCGTAGACCTCATTCATGTCAAGAATGGTTCCTTCCATGACATGAAGGCTTCCCTCTTTAATGAACTCCTCGTATTTGTTACGCATTGCCCCGGGGAGTTTCATCAAAGTCAAAGAAGTGATGTAACTTCTCGTCTTGACTCCGAAAGCTTCGTTAGGCAGAGGGAACAAAAATGTGAACGCACAGAAGTCATCGCCTTGCGAAAGGTCCGCACCCAAAGAGCATGGCATCTCCCAGAAAATACGCTGACGATGCTGCAGCGTCTCTTCGTAGGTGAAGAAGTAGGTGTAGCCTTCCATAGGTATGCCAAAGCGCTTAGCCAGAATATCGTTCCTCGAGGCCGGCGCCTTCTCTGCTCTTTCCACGTCGAGGTGATACGTGTCGTAGGTGACAGTCTTACCGATGTTCGGATTCGCCTTAGGCCACATCGCCGGATTAGCGACTTCTTCCAACTCGTCGAGCTTGTAGTGCCAGATGGAAATATGCGGCGCGTTGTACTTACCGTTAAGGATGTCGGCGAGCTCAAGCTTGATCGTGTCGCCGCTTCCGTTACGGACAGTCCCCTCTGAGCTGATGGCAATGATCAGGTAATCGTCTAGTTTCGACGCACCCTGCTCAACAGCGCCAATAACATCCTCGCGCAGATCTCCAGATAGCCACTCATCAATCGTGGCGATCTTAGGCCGAAGACCCTGAAGTTTGGCGATAGACATAGGCCGAACTTCCAAAAGGGAGCCCGTCAGGGTGTTCTCGATACCCTTCTTAGTTGAAGCCAACTTCTGCCTAAGAGCCCTAGAGCCCGTAGTGTTTTGCAGAGATCCTTCTGTCAAAAATCTGAACAGAGGTCCGCGACTCCGAGTGATCGACGTACGGATAGGCGACATTACTTCGTCAGCCTGTTTCATCGTCGGCGCCGTGGTAACTTGATGTGTCGTTGTCGTATCGACATTCATGAAATAACTCTGAATGAACGACGCGTACATCGACTTTGCTGCGCCACGTGCAACGATCAAATATTGCTTTGTTGTGAGTCGCTTCTTGATGGTCTTTGTGACATACCTGCCGCCGTGATTGTCCGGCGTCGGCTCGTAGACCTGTCTCTTGATGAAGTAGTACCAGCCAAATATCTGCTCGGCCCACAACTTGAACGTGGGGAGCAAATGCAAGTCAGCACCATCAGTTAATGTGAGCTCGTTCTCGCAATAACGAACGAATCCCTCAATCGCCTGATCGTCGTAATAGATGTGGGGATTGGCAATAAGCGCATCGATGCGATTCATCTCCATCGTGACTTCCCTGTTGACAGGGATCTCGCCACGGATTACAGCCTCGCGGAACTGGCCGTAATAAATCGGCACCGCTTTGTTAGATAGCGCCATTACCTCCTCCCTCTATCTCATGCCGGCCAATATCTTTGCGGTCTGCTTGGCCGCTTGGCCCAGGACAAATTTACTTGCTTCTGCCTTACCCGCCGAGAGCAGAAGATCAGCTACGAATTTCCCGGCCTTCTTCTGAGCAGAGTCAGGGCGGAGGCGTGCGTGTTGCTGCTCCAGATTCATCCGCTCGACGAGCTGCTTCAATTCTTTGTTGGTTAGAGTCTTAGTGCCGCCTTGCTTGACTTTCTTGTGAAGCCTGTCGGCGGTTGCGGCATCGCCCGATGGCTTTGCCGATTTCCTCTTAACACCCCAGCGCATGCCCTTGACGCCGAAGTGTTCGAGCTCGTTAGTGTTCACAGAAATCCTCCCTACGCTTCTCGAACACGGACGTCGATACCGTAAGTGCGAGCGCTTGTGCCAGAAAATGCCGCACCCGAAGCGGAGTACCAGCTTCTCCTGAATCCTGTTGTCGAGACAGCACACATCTCGAAATTTGCGCCGGTTGATGCTATCGCAGCGGTCCCCGGAGCAGAACCACTGTATACGTAGTGGGCATTCAAACCGTAGCCCGCCATCATGTGCGGAAGGGTGTCGGGCCAAGACCAAGGAACAGAAAATGCAGTCCAATTCCAGCCGGCGACAAGTGGCGCAGCCAATGGTTCATCAGTAGCGCTTTGCATCACATTCGTGTAGCTAGCTGGACTCACAAAATCGGTGTTGGTGAATTGGACGCCGACCGATCCTGCCGAGTAACCGATTGCGCCCGATCCTACTGGGATATAGATTCCGACGTGAGTGATCTCAAGCTCTGGGCCGGCGTAGCGCTCGAAGTGACACGCGCACCAACTGCCACTCGGAGAATCCATGAAAGCCGAGACAGTTAGTGCGGCATCGTCAAATATGGTCCAAGAGGGAGCTTCCTCTTCGGGTGCTTCCCAGACAAGCTGGTTAGCGATCATCAAAGCTGTGACGTCTTGGTTAGCAACTCTGCCCGCCACGTTTCCTTGCAGGTCGTAGTTCGTCATAGCTAAGCCGGAAGACGGAAATATAGATGAAGAGGGTTGGAGTCAGACGCCGGAGGCCAGTCCCCAAAGTCCACGAGAGTGACTGTGACAGATTCTCCTGCGGCTCCAGCACTTCCGTTCGTGCCGTTCGTTCCGTTGGTGCCGGCGGCGCCAGTAGCTCCAGTAGTTCCCTGAATACCTTGGATCCCCTGGATTCCTTGAATACCTTGATCGCCTTGCGGACCGATCAAAGACTCAAGCCACTCTTCCTCAGTCCCCTCAAAATCGTTGGCGAGGGCTACTTCGAAAGCGGAGAGTCCGTTGGCCCCAGCTGCGCCGGCGGCTCCATTCGTTCCGTTTGTGCCGTTCGTCCCATTGGTGCCTGGGGTTCCAGGAATACCTTGGATTCCCTGGATTCCTTGAACACCTTGACTTCCGGTGCTGCCCTGCGGCCCCACAAGAGACTCGAGCCATTCTTCCTCAGTACCAACAAAACCCTCGTCGACCGCAACGTCGTATGCTGAATCTCCAGGCACACCTTCAAGAACGGCATCTGCGAGCGCGTCGTCGATGTACGCCAAGATTTGCGGTTGGTTGATAAAGTAAGGGAGAGCCGTCCAAGTCGCAATACCATCCCCTACTTTCAACTTACCCGTGTCGATCTCGACGCCCGGCTCGCCAGCGCGAAGGATCGGATTGATGGATGTCCAGTCCGCGGCGACATCCCGGCGGAGTTGGAAGGTGTACTCCACAGGATCTCTCTGGTGCATCATTCCTCCTATGCATCTCCGCCGTCGAGGACGCTGCCTGGACCGACTGGTACTGGATCGGGATCGACCCAGATAACTTCCTCACGAGTGACGTTGAGTCGCCAAGCAAACTCTTCCTTCTGCTTCTCCATCGCCGTGATCAGGTAGGACGTCGCTGGAGGATCGAAGAGAAGTCGGT